ACAAAGGTGCAGCATCTTTACCTAAAGAAGTTCGTAATAGAATGGGCTTTATGAATAAAGGTGGTATGGCAAAGAAAAAAGGCTATGCTATGGGCGGTGCTATGATGAAAAAGAAAGCTTACGCCAAAGGTGGTAAGGTAGCCATGTACAACCAAGGTGGTATGATTAAGTCCACAGGTAGTATGAATACTGGTGTACGTAAAGCTAAAGATACTTATAATAAGTAAGGGTTGATAATTATGGCTAAAGAATATAAGACAATCGCAGCTGCACAAAAAGCTGGATCTATGTATTACACTGGTAAAGACGGTAAGAAAAAACTTGCTGTTACCAAAGAGCAGTTAGATGCTTGGAAGAAAAAGAACAAGGGTAAGTATAAAGGTTCAGCACTTACTGCCTGGGCTAATGCTAAAGGTAAAGACATCAAAGGTCGTGATTCTTCTCCACGCCCTAAGCTACGTCCAGGTTCAGATTCTGCAGGTCCAGGAATGGGTGTAATGACTAAAGCTGAAAAGGCTGAAGTTGATGCAGCAAACAAAAGAAATCAAGAAGCTAGAGAAGAAAAAGCTGGTACAAAGAAACGTACATCTGCTGGAAAAAAGTTTAATGCTTGGTATGAAAAGAACGGTGACAAGTACGGCACTATGAAAGAAGCTATGGAAGCTTACCAAGGAACACTTAAGTCAGGTATGAACAAAGGCGGTATGTCCAAAAAGAAAAAAGGGTATGCTAAAGGTGGCCTGATTGATATGAGAACAACAGGATTGTTTAGATGAAGCTAGAGGGTAATAAAGTTGTAGACCATATTGGTACTGTTCTTGCTGAAAAGATCAGAGGAGAGTGGCATACTAAAGACAATGCTGTTCTACAGTTTATTATGGCTACAGAAGTACAAGACTCAGAGCCTGTAGCTGAAGAAGAGTACGAACTAGAAATGGTTCGTGCTCGTGATGAAAAGGGTCACTTTATTGCTGATGACCCTGATACCGAAGTCAATGAAGCTTGGATAGTTAAAACAGTTAAGAAAGCTATGAAAAAGTAATGACCCTTTTTAACCAAGGTAAATCTGCACGTACAGTTAGTAAAGGTGTCGTATGCGACACTCAGGATGCAGTAGAAACTCTGTACACCTGCCCTGCTAACTGTCGTGCAGAAGTTACTATGCTATTTTGTGTGAATGCAAATGGTACTACGACTGCTTTAGCTAAGTGGGTAAGGGCAAGTGATTCTGCAGAGTTCAGACTTATCGGTGGTAAAAACTTAAGTTTAGGCGAGAATGTTTTACTTACAGGTGCTACTCTTGTATTAGAACCAGGGGATACTATTAAATGTATTGCCTCTGGTAATGCTTCACCTGAACTAGACTTTATGTGTACTGTGACTGAGACCTTTGTCCCTGTAGGATAACGGGGTTGCATTTTTAGCAATAGTATAGTATAACTATGTGTGTATAACTAGTCTCCGTAAGCTGCATAAGTGCAGCAATTTATGGAGACAACAATGAGAAAGTTTTTTGAAAGATTAATCGAAGCACGTCAACGTCAGGCTAATGCACGAATCGCAGAGATGCACCTGTGGAGAATGTCAGATCGTGAACTAAATGATTTAGGTATCGGACGTGGTGATATTAAAAGAGTAGTACACGAAGGTGTGAAGTGAGTTCTTTGGGAGGAGACTCGTGGACCCAGTTACAATAATCAGTGGGGCCACAGTCGCCTTCAACGCACTTAAAAAAGGTTTTGCTATTGGCAAAGACCTCCAGGATATGTCAAGCCAGCTAACTCAATGGGCTGGCCACATGTCTGACTTAGGTCAAGCTGAGAAGCAAGTAAAGAATCCCCCGTGGTGGAAAACACTGGGTGGTTCTGTAGAAGCCGAAGCTATGGAAGTGTTTGCAGCTAAACGTAAAGCTGAGCAAATGCGGAAAGAGTTAAAGGACTACATTAGCTTTACTATGGGTCCATCTGCTTGGGATGAGCTTGTAGCTACAGAAGCTAAGATAAGAAAACAAAAGAAAGAACAAGAATACCGTAAAGCTGAGATGCAAGAAGCTATAATTACTTGGACAGTTACAAGTTTACTTTTAGCAATAGGATTTGGTACTTTTGGCTTTATATTATATATGGTGACATAATGGCTAGAAACCTAACAGAAAAACAACAGAAGTTCCTTGACGTATTGTTTGAGGAAGCTGGGGGCAACCTAGTAAAGGCTAAGAAGCTGGCTGGGTATGCTGATGCTGTTACTTCTAGACAAGTAGCAGAACCACTTACAGAAGAGATTGCAGCACTGACAAAAAAGTTTATTGCTTCGTCTGCTACAAAAGCTGCATACTCTATGTTTGAAGTTATGAACAACCCAACAGATCTAGGAAATAAAGAAAAGATGGCAGCTGCAAAAGATGTCTTAGATCGTAGTGGCTTTACGAAGACAGAGAAAGTAGAAGTCTCTGCTACAAGTCCACTATTTATTCTGCCACAAAAATCGGATGAAGACGAATAAAACTTGGACGTTACCTAAGCCAGACTTTGTGGATGGTGAGTATGTCTGGAAACCTGTGGTAAGATTAGGTAGCCATGTACCATTTGGCTATAGACAAGACCCAGATGATCGTGATATACTGTTACCAATTCCAGAGGAACTAGAACTGTTTGAACTGGCTAAGAAGCATCTTAAAAGATATAGCTATAGAGAAGTCTCTGCTTGGCTCAGTACACAATCTGGAAGATATATTTCCCACGTAGGTTTATATAAGAGAGTAAAACTTGAGCGAAAACGTAAGACAGAAGCTGCAACTCAACGCTACCTCGCCCAGCGTTATAAAGAAGCCCTCGAAAAAGCGGAGAGGCTCGAAGGTAGGCTCCTCGGCCAAAAAGAGTACACCAGCTCAACCGAAACCTGAAGAGTTAGATTTTGAGCAGGTAGCACAGGAAGTTATATTTGAGCCGAACCCTGGTCCTCAGACTAAGTTCTTGGCTGCAACTGAACAGGAGGTTCTTTATGGAGGTGCTGCTGGTGGTGGAAAATCCTATGCAATGGTTGCCGACCCTGTACGCTACTTGGGGAACCCAAATGCGAGAATGCTTCTTGTGCGCCGTAGCACAGAGGAACTAAGAGAACTTATATCGGTAAGTAAACAACTCTATCCAAAAGCTATTCCTGGAATTAAGTTTATGGAAAGAGATAAGACTTGGGTAGCTCCATCAGGTGCTACATTGTGGATGTCATATCTTGATAGAGATGATGACGTTATGAGATACCAAGGTCAAGCTTTTAACTGGATTGGCTTTGACGAACTTACACAATGGCCTACACCATATGCTTGGAACTACATGAGATCACGTCTCCGTACTACAAAGGCATCTGGTTTGCCACTGTATATGAGAGCAACAAGCAACCCAGGTGGCCCTGGGCATCAGTGGGTTAAGAGAACATTCATTGACCCTCAGACTCCAAACAAGTCGTTCCATGCTACTGATGACAACGGAGAGGTGATAACTTGGCCGAAGGGTCATAGCAGAGAGGGTGAGCCTCTGTTCAAACGGAAGTTTATTCCAGCCACCCTCTTTGACAACCCTTACCTTTCGGACGATGGACTCTATGAAGCCAACCTTTTATCTTTGCCTGAACATCAGCGAAGACAGTTGCTTGAAGGTGACTGGGACATTAACGAAGGAGCAGCTTTCCCAGAGTTTAACAGACGCATACACGTTGTTGAACCATTCGATATTCCAAGCAACTGGGTACGTTTCAGAGCTTGTGACTATGGGTATGGGTCTTATACTGGTGTAGTCTGGTTCGCAGTTGTTCCAGGATCTGAACAGCTAATTGTGTACAGAGAGTTGTATGTATCTAAGATAATAGCCACTGATTTGGCTGACATGATCCTGGACATTGAACAAGAGGAGAAGATCAGGTATGGAGTTCTTGACTCTTCTCTTTGGCATAATCGTGGCGATACTGGCCCTAGCCTTGCTGAACAGATGATTATGAGAGGTTGTCGATGGAGACCAGCAGACAGATCTAAAGGTTCTCGTGTAGCAGGTAAGAATGAACTACACAGACGTTTACAGATAGATGAGTTTACAGAGGAACCAAGGCTTGTCATATTTTCTAATTGCACTCATCTTATATCTCAGCTTCCCTCTATTCCTCTAGATAAAAGAAACCCTGAGGACGTAGACACAAACTCTGAAGATCACTTGTATGATGCTCTAAGATATG